GAAATTTCTACCCCAAGTATTTGGCATATCTGATGAACCTGTACTAGCCATAATAAAACCATTTTTGTACACTCTAACAAGACCATTCATTTTGCGACCACCAACAAAAAACGCATATGACTTACTATTTCTATGTGATGATTCTCCCGTATAGCCATGCCTTTCATCTTCATGCCAAAGACTATGTTTAGGTAAAGGTATGTCGTCTTTGCTTTGAGGTAACATATACAATTCTTGTCTTATCTCTTTTGCTGTCGTGTAACTTTCAAACTGCCAAAAGTCAATATACCCACCACACTCTACATCATCTTTGACTGCTACCCTGTAATGTTGGTCAAACCTACGATACGATTCAGGATAACCCCTGACTTTCTTTAGCTTGTTATATAACTCCAATGCCTTATCGTAAGTAAGGTTTGTTAGTTTATAATTAAGTAATCTACCCATAATAGTTCTCCTTTATAAAAAATTAATATCCCCTATAAATCCTAGTTTTTTACAGAAACTAGGAAAACTGTTTATAAGGAACAAAACGAATGATAAGTTTCTGTTTACCCTCGCAACTTATCTACTTCTTACGAGCAATTATGTTATCCACCTCATTCTTAAATTGATTTGGTGTTGCAAATTTTTTAGATACATCAATACAATCCCCTTGTCTATTTTGTATCTGTTTATCCTTTGGCACATACTTGTACCCTTTATAAAACATACTATATATTTTCATTACTAGTCCTTTCGATATACCACTTTGGTGCAGGTCTACCCCAATTCCATGCAGGGTAATCTTTATCATATGCTATAAAATCTCTATACGCAATTGCATAAGACTCGTTCTTTTCTCTTCCACTCAAGCATTGTGGTGGTTCTGTAAAAGCTCCATCAGGTACATACTTTGGTGGAGTTTTCAATATATCTTTGAATCTCGTATAAGTGCCATGATGTTTACCTCTACGATAGTAAAACTCTCTACCTTGAGCAAGGAATAGTAAATATCCAAACCGATAATTCGATTTAGTTTTCCTTACCCACTTACACACAGGGTGATTCTTGTGGGCTAGTTTATATAGTATTTGGTCGATTTTTCCGTCACCACAAACCCAATGAGCAGAACATAATATCTGACCTTGTTCCAATACCATTTTACTAGCTAACTTATCAGGCATAGCCCTTGCAATTTTAGTTGCTGTGCGAAACTGTGATAATAAAGAGCCTTCCCCGTTAATAGTTTCAGTTAAAAACATATTCATGCTATTCCCCTTTCATGTACGATTTTTATTACTTCTTTTCGTCTAGCTTTCTGCATCATCTTGATACAGTATGGGTTTGTCGTTGTGTTCGTATTGATACTTTTTATCCCTGCCATCTTACCTTGACCATCAGTAGTATGCACATGTTCATTCAATTCTTCAATACTCCTCTCCTTATCATGTAACCAATAAGAATTATTGTCGAATGGTTTAGTTATCGTTTTTCTGTACTGATTGATATGCTTATCTGAATAACACCCACCACATACAATGTCACCAACTTCCATCTCTTTACCTTTTTGAATCTCATTGATAACTTTTACATCATGGAGTTTATCTGAATAACATACTTGACACTCAATACATCTTCCCTCGCAATTGATATTACTTTTTATTTTGTCGGCACTCTTTGGAAATACATTGAACACACCATGAAAGTTTTTAGGTGGTTTGCTCATAGGTACACCCACAACAGGATTTGAATATATCAACTGAAGATTGCTTGGAAACTTCCTATATTGCCTTTTCACCCTGTTTACAATATCGGCTCGTTTAGTCCATAAAGTGTATGTAGTGTTCGGATTGTGTTCTGCAATCATTACACAGTTAACAAAAGAATTGTCGTTCTCAATTTCACCATGTGAATGGAATCTTACAAAGCTAGCATTGAGATATTTTAGTTTGTTGTTTGGCTTGGGTGTGTACCCTGACCAACTGCGTGGTTTTGTTTTGAATCGTATTGTCTGCATTGTTTTGTTCCCTTATGTATTCCCTCGTAAGCGAGGGAAAGTTTGTTTGCCTTATAAAAATGTGGAGTTCAAGAAACTACACGAAATAATTAACATTAGTCGTGCGACCCATCATTCCCCAAACTCCACTTACTTCTCTCTGATGTGTAGTATATGTATATCTTATCAAATAAATTACACTTTGTCAAGAATCTGACGATTCCCATATCTTTTTACCTACATATCCAAGAATCAAAGCAAAGGATATAAAAAGATTCAGTCCTAATTCAGTTTGCGTCAATATGTCATAACTTGCCAATGCCATGACCCCATATGTATATAACATTAAAAATAAAATAAACATAATTATCCTCCTATTCGTCTGTTTTCTTCAAACTGTCGCACCAAAGTTTGTCTAATTCCTCGTTATACATCTCTTTTATATCATCTACCACATTTGAAGATACCTCATAGCGACCTCTATTAAACCCATATTCTTGGGCTTTACATTTCATATCGTCAAGGTCTATGTCAGCACTCGTATCTGAATGTTGTTCTGCATAAAATGAGGCATCTCGGATATATTTCTCTCTTAACTCCCTCAAAGCTGATGCTCTACCTCTTTGAAAATGAAAATCTCTATCTTTTTTACTACACATACTACCCCCTTAATTTTTCGATTTGTTTGTCAGTATACTTAAACTTATTTTTCAAAGTTTTTATTACATATTCATCAGATGAATAACACGCAAAAATACCTGAATAATACGCTAACCCTTTTCGTAAATACTCTTTGAGTATCTTTAACTCTAATTTTTCTTCTTCTGTCATATTACCCCCACTTTTTATAGATTCTGTTTATCCCTCGTTCGTTGAGGACTCTTTTTGTTTTGATATATGCACCTTCCATAACTCGACCTGACATACTAGGCAAAGACCCGTTAGGCATACCAAATATTTCTCTAGCTACTTGATTGTTGCGTAGCATTGGGTGTGTTTCAATACTCCCTCGCATACGAGGGAAAGAGTTTGTGTTTCTGTTTCTAATTAAGTTTTTCATGTGTAACTCGCTTTCGTTTTGTTTGTTAATTTTTTACCTTATACCTCTATTCTATCAAATATTTACACTTTTGTCAATTTAAGTAGTCCTCACATAGCGAGGGAGGTTTGTTCCATGAAGTGTAATTATGAAGAAAAAAACGGAACAAAAAAAATACCTAGAATCAAGGGCTTATAAAATTTGTTCCATGAAGTGTAATAAAAAGGAACAAAAAAAGAACAGATTTTTACTTTAGTATCAAAGAGTTACGGCGATTTGTTCCGTTTTTTGCGTGTTCTGTGGAAAATTATGAAGGGGTACTTAAAAAAACCTGCAAAAAGGCTCAAACAAACAAGGGAAAACATAAAAAATACAAAAAACAACAAGTAATAAAAAATATCTCTTTATTATTTCTTAAAAATATATATATATAGACTTCTTTTTACTTGCTTTTATCTTTAAAATCAATAACTTACATTGTTCCAAACTTGTTCCTTTTTATTACACATTATGGAACAGGCAATGGCTAACTACTTGATAATAAAAAATAAATTTGTTCCATGTTTTGTTCCAACAAATTACACTTAATGGAACGCCATGAGCAACGGCTTTCTACTAGCATCATAATAACTAGCATCAATATATTAAATTCTTTCAGGCACAAAAACAGTAGACGAAAAAAAACCCCAGCTTTCGCTGGGGTTAGGTGGGAGAGTATTAAAATTATTTCTTGATTGGTTTATCAATCTTAATTTTAAACTTATTATATAAAGCTGTTAATTCTGCTTTAAATTTCTCGTCAACTGATTTATCAGCATCTACTTTGGAAAAATAGTTAGCATGATAATTGGTGGGGGCTTTTTTCTTTTTTGGCTTATCACCCGTATCCAAAATGGCATTTCTCAATTTAGCCCTGTTATCACTCCAATTTTTAACATATTGCTCAACGGGTGTACCTTTAATTTCTGAAATTTCATATTTATCTATTTCAGATTTTTTTCCGTTCTTAATGCATTTACTCAATGCCTGAATTTTTTCATCTGATATACTTCCAAACTGTTTTTTATAGCCCTCAATTGCTACATTCAAGACGGCTTGAGAATGGTATGCATTAATCATAGCACCATCTGTTATGCCCTCTTTTTTAAATTGCTTTTTTAATTGCTCGATATCTTCGTCTATTCTCATAGCACTAATAACAATTTTTTGAGTACCCTTGATAAGTTTGGGGTTGAAGATATTACCCTCTTTTTTATCTGTTTTATTTTTAGATACTTTTTTGTTTTTTGTATCTGTTAAAAACTCGCTTGTATTTAAATTAGTCATGTTAAATTTCCTTATAAAAAATTAATTAAAATGTTACTTAACCATACTTATAATTTTACACTTTATATATAGAAAGTCAATTTATATTTTTATATCTCCCTCGTAAGCGAGGGAAATAAAACAGCGAGGAAGTTGACAAAGTGTAAAAAGTATGCTATATAATCAGCAAGATGGTAATGAGAACTATTCTCATTTAGAGAAACCCCACCCCTCCCCGACCCCCCTTTTTTGACCGAGCATACACAGTCACACATACACATAATAATATGCTCAAATAATTTCACGCATTTTCAAACTACCCCTACCCCCTATTCTCAGAAAACCCCCCCGTCACTTTTTTTGGTACCATGCTCACCCCATATATGGTATTCTGTAAAAATGAAGACGTATGCACCTATATTTTTTATACCCGCTATATTCTGGGCAGTTATTTATTTTACCTATACCCATGCGTGGAAGCTCGATGATCTAGACCCCTATAAACGGTGCGAAGAAATATACCACCTGGCAGTAACCTTTGCGGACATTAGAAACCATGACTTAATACCATCAGTAAAAACAAATAGGATGCTAACCCCATTTGAGCAAGATGTACTTCACGAAGTCGATAGAAGAGTGGTAGAATTAATACATCTAAAACTAAATAAACCAGAGAAGTATAAAGGAATGTTAGAGAATCCAAATGCTATTGGTTTACAAATATATGACGAATGTTTGCTAGACGAAGGTATCTACGAGTGAGAAATAAAATAGAGCGGCTTTTGGAATTAGGATTTCTTTTTCATATGTTTATTTGCGGGCTGTCATCTATTATATTATTTTTCTCATTGCCTTTTTTAACATTATATTTTATACTTCGCTTAATAAGTGGACTATAACTTGGGATGACCCATGCCGATAATACAAGAAGGTATTCTTGAAATACCCTTTGCTGTTGATTTTTCTCCTGAAGAATACAGTGAAGTTTTAGAAAGAGGAAAAAACATTGCTTCAGACTTTATTGAAGAGTGTATAAAGCAAGAGCACGGCGCTATGAGCAGTGCTGAAGTTATTAATGTTATAAATGAGAAAAAAGATAATCCTCTAGATGACCCAGAAGAGCTACGAACTTTTATTGTAAATAAATTACTACTCGAAGCAAGTGCGGGGGATAGTAAAGTTCGCATGCGTGCTTTAGAATTATTAGGTAAAGTTGGCGAAGTTGGGCTGTTTATTGAAAAGAAAGAAGTTGTTCATAAAAATTATCAGGAAGAAGAAGTAGATCGACTACTTGAACAAAAAATAAAAGAATTGATGCATGAAAAGACTATAGAGGCAGAGATACTTACTTTAGAAGAAGAAGCACAAGATATTGAAGATGCTGAATATGTAGAAGAAGAGGAGTCTGAAGAGGAAGAATGACGGATATTGAAAAAGTCGACCTCAATACAATAAAATCTCTACCACTAAAAGAGAAAATAGCCCTGCTTGAGCTGTTTAATAACCGAAGTAAGGTTAAATCAAAGACAGGATTCCTAGCTTTTGTAAAACAAATGTGGCCTGAGTTTGTTTCAGGGCGCCACCACGCTAAAATTGCTAGAGCATTTGAAAAAGTAGCTAGTGGTAAGACAAAAAGACTCATAATTAACATGCCACCACGACATACTAAGTCAGAATTTGCGTCATATTTACTTCCGGCATGGTTTTTAGGGCAGTTTCCACGTAAAAAAGTAATTCAAACCTCTCATACTGCTGAATTAGCAGTGGGTTTTGGTAGAAAAGTAAGAAATTTGGTTGGAAGTGAGGCTTTTTCTGAGATATTTGACGAAGTACAACTACAAGCAGACTCAAAAGCTGCTGGTAGATGGAGTACAAACTACGGTGGAGAGTATTTTGCGATAGGTGTAGGCGGTGCTGTAACAGGTAAAGGTGCTGATTTGTTAATTATTGACGATCCACACTCGGAACAAGAAGCAGTAATCGCTGAAACAAACCCAGAGGTCTATGATAAAGTATATGATTGGTATACATCAGGTCCAAGACAAAGACTTCAGCCGGGTGGTTCTATTGTTATTGTAATGACACGGTGGTCAAAACGTGATTTAACAGGTCAAGTTATAAAAGCAAGCGCACAACGAGGTGGAGATGAGTGGGAGGTTATCGAGTTCCCTGCGCTTTTCCCAACAGGTAATCCATTATGGCCCGAGTTTTGGAGTAAAGAAGAACTAACCGCATTAAAAACACAACTTCCTGTTAGTAAATGGCAAGCTCAATATCAGCAAGCGCCAACATCTGAAGAAGGTGCGCTAGTAAAGAGAGAGTGGTGGAGGTTGTGGGAAGAAGATACCCCACCTGCTTGTGAATTTATTATTCAGTCTTGGGATACTGCGTTTTTAAAAACAAATAGAGCAGACTATTCTGCATGTACAACTTGGGGCGTGTTTTACCATACCGACCCAGACACAGGAAAACAAACATCTAATGTAATACTTCTCGATGCCTATAGAAAAAGAATGGAGTTCCCAGAATTAAAAGAAGTAACTTATGATATGTATCAAGAATGGAAACCCGATGCGCTAATTGTAGAAGCAAAAGCTGCAGGTGCGCCACTTGTATTTGAGCTGCGCTCTATGGGAGTTCCTGTATCCGAGTTTACACCGAGCAGAGGAAATGATAAGATTGCGAGAGTAAATGCAGTAACAGATTTATTTGCATCAGGCATAGTTTGGGTACCACCTACTAGATGGGCAGAAGAAGTTGTAGAAGAAATTGCAGCTTTCCCTGCGGGTGAGCATGATGACTATGTAGATTCAACAACACAAGCGCTACTTCGTTTCAGACAAGGTGGGTTTGTAAGACTATACTCTGATGAGGAAGATGAAGAAATACCTTGGTGGAAAAAACGTAAAGCGGCATATTATTAGGAGGGAAAAATGAGTGATTTAAATGAATTTTTTGAGTACAATAAAAAAGTAGCACAAAGAATGATTGATGTGATGGAGTTAGATTTTCAACTTCACCAATCGTTAATTAAAAAGTTAGCCCAAAGAGATGAAGTAATAAAAAGGTTAACAAAGAAAATTGAAGCATTAGAAGGTGTTGAAGAAAAAAAGGCTAAACTATCTGCACCTCTTACCCTAGACGAAGGATAAATTATGGCTATTGAAAAGGCAATCGGCATTCAGATTACTAAAGCAACTCCTGTTGAAGAAGTCGAAGTAGAAGAACAGGATAATAAAGGTATTGAAATTGAGATGAATGAAGATGGTAGTGTTGAAGTTACCGTTGATAAGGTTGTCGACCCATCCTTTGAAGGTGAGCATGGAAAAAATTTAGCTGATGATATGGATGTAGATCAACTTAACCAAGTTGCTGATGATCTAGTTGGAATGTTTGCAGCAGATGATGAATCGTTATCTGAGTGGAAACAAACTTATCAAGATGGTTTGGAATTATTGGGTTTAACTATAGAAGAGAGAACTGAGCCTTGGGATGGTGCATGTGGTGTGTTTCATCCATTATTATCTGAAGCAGTTGTGCGTTTTCAAAGTGAGGCCATAACAGAAACGTTTCCAGCAGCTGGGCCAGTAAAAACAACTATTATTGGTAAAACAACAAAAGATAAAGAAAAAACATCTTCTAGAGTTAGAGATGATATGAATTATCGTCTCACAGAACAAATGACAGAATACAGACCAGAGCATGAAAGAATGCTTTGGAATTTAGCTATTGCAGGTTCTGCATTTAAAAAAGTTTATTTTGATCCAGCTTTAGGTAGACAAACAGCACAGTTTATTCCAGCAGAAGATTTGATTGTAGCTTATGGTTCTTCAGATATAACAACAGCTTCACGTGTGACTCATATTATGAGAAAGACTGAGAATGAAGTTAGGTTTTTACAAGTTAACGGATTTTATTCTTCTGTTGATTTAGGTGACCCAGGATTTTCTCGTACATCTATACAAAAGAAAAAAGATGAAGTAGAAGGTGTAGATATATCTGAGGATGATAGATACGAGTTACTTGAGATGCATGTAGAGTATGATTTAGGTGAAGACCCAAATCAAATAGCTCTACCATATGTTATTACCATTGAGCGTAGCTCTATGCAGATTCTATCCATTTATCGTAATTGGAAAGAGGATGATGAGTTAAGACGTAAACGTAATCACTTCGTACATTATACTTATATACCAGGATTTGGATTTTATGGATTTGGACTTATTCATTTACTTGGCGGGCATGCTAAGTCTAGCACTTCTTTACTTCGACAGTTAGTTGATGCAGGAACATTAAATAATTTACCAGGTGGATTGAAGACTAGAGGTCTTCGTATTAAAGGTGATGATACCCCCATAATGCCAGGAGAGTTTCGGGACGTAGACGTTCCAGGTGGTAAGATTCTTGATAATATAACATTCCTCCCGTATAAAGAGCCATCGCAAACTCTTTTGGCATTGTTCCAAAATATAGTTGACCAAGGTAGAAGCATGGCAGCAATTTCTGATTTTAAATCGGTGGATTTAAATAGTGAAGCGCCTGTAGGAACTACCCTTGCGATACTTGAAAGAATGTTAAAAGTTATGAGTGCTGTGCAAGCTCGTATGCATAACACCATGAAGATGGAGTTTAAACTTCTTAAAAATATAATCGCAGATCACACATCAGAGGAGTATGAATATGACGCAGATGATGAAGCAATTAAACGTGAAGACTACAATGAAGTTGAGGTTATTCCAGTTAGTGACCCCAATGCTTCAACTATGTCAATGCGTGTGGTTCAATATCAGGCTGCGCTACAGTTAGCACAACAAGCTCCACAATTATATGACTTACCATTACTACATCAACAGATGTTGCAAACACTAGGTATTAAAGATGCGCAAAAACTTGTACCTACAGTGGACGATATGACACCAAAAGACCCAGTGTCAGAGAATATGGCGATTCTTACTAATAAACCTGTTAAAGCGTTTCTTTATCAAGATCACGAAGCACATATTCAAACACATATGTCTGCTATGCAAAATCCTGAAATACAAAAGTTAATAGGTCAAAACCCTATGGCTAGAGCTATGCAGGGGGCGTTAATGGCGCATATATCAGAACACGTAGCTATGCAGTATAGGGCAGAGGTTGAAAAACAAATGGGCGTACCATTATCTAAACCAGATGAGAAAATGCCAGAGGATGTTGAAAAAGAAGTATCTAAACTTATGGCTCAAGCGTCTATTCAGGTACAACAACAATCTACTGCTAAGATGGCGCAACAACAAGCGCAACAAGCGGCTCAAGACCCAATCGTACAAATGCAACAACAAGAACTTGCATTGAAACAAGCTGAACTACAACAAAAAACTCAGAAAGACTTTGTAGATGCAGCACTTAAGAATGAAAAAATTGAAGCTGATAAAGCAATAGCAGGTGCTAAGTTAGGCGTTGAGTTAGCTAAACAGGATAAAGAATTAACTGAAAAACAAAAACTTGAAGGAGTAAAACTAGGGTTAGATATCGCAAGAAGTACAGATGATATGCCCCCAGGCCAATAATCTAAATAGGAGGGAATATGGAAGAAAGTAAAGAATCAGCTAAACATTTTTACGCAAAGCATGCGTTAGTAGATGTTCTTTGTCGTATAGATACTGATTGTAGTTCTAAATGGGGTTATTATAATGATAATTATTATTGTATAGAGTATCCTTTCACTCATGAGAATTTTGAAGAAGATGATTTTTTATCTTTTGATGAAAAGTATATGGTTACTCCCAAAGGAGAAAAGAAATCGGACTACCTAGGTAGAATAACTATTACATGTAAGGATCGTAGTATTGATCAAATACATGCTAAAGCGGGTTCTTTCTATGGTGGTTGTGAAGTTGGTGAAGTTGGTTTTGAGCCTACTAGGTTTCATAATTATCGTATGCCCACAATAGAGGACTATAAAAACAGTAAGATTTATGTAAAGTATATATCGGATGTTGTAAGATTAAGGTCTGGTTGGCCTGAAGCATGTTATGAAATTGTGCATTCGCATCCATCTTCCAAAGAAAAATTACATGACCTTTCTTGGCATTTTCCAGTGTATGAGATACCTGCTGATTATATTCTATCTTTTGATCATGAAAATCCAGATACTGAAAAATTTATGATAGATTGCGAGACTAATTTTAGAGTAATAAATGAAGAAAAAGAGGAGTTTAAACAGGAGAGGTATAGAAGGCTTCAATTGTGGCTATCGAGGCATCGGGCAAAACTAGAGCGAATAAAAAATAAAGAACTAGTGGGGGTATAATGGCAACGATAGAAGACGAGTATAAAAAAGAATTACGTAAGGTAATGAATGATTACGCCGACACTGTTTCGACAGGCGGTGCACAGGACTTTCCACAATATCGGCATCTTGTGGGAGTGATAGAGGGGCTAGCAATAGCAGAAAGAGCTTTTCTTGATTTAGTTGATGCTGCAAATAAAACAGAGGACATTTAAATGACAGATATAAGTGTTGAGAAAACTCTTGCCCGTGTGGAAGAGTTGAAGGATAAATCCCTTCGCCTACCGAAACCTTCAGGATATAAAGTGTTAGTAGCACTACCAAAGATAGAAGAAAAAACTTCTGGAGGTATTATTAAAGCTCAAAGTACCGTAGATAGAGAAGCCACAGCAGCTAATGTTGGTTTTGTTATAGAAGTTGGCCCTGATGCGTATAAAGATAAGGAAAAATTTCCAACTGGTGCTTGGTGTAAACAAGGTGATTTTGTTGTTATGCGATCCTATTCTGGGACTCGTATGTCAATAGATGGTGAGGAGTTTCGTATGATTAATGATGATTCCGTAGAGGGAGTAGTAGCAGACCCTCGTGGATTTGGTAGAGTATAGGAGGCGTTATGGCTGAAGAAGAAAAAATTGAAGAGAAGCAAGAAGAGCAAGCTGAATCTCAAGAGATAGAGTTTGAAATAGAAGATGATATGCCTGAAGAGGATAAAGCTGTTCTTGCAAAAGATAAAGAGAAAAAAGAAAAACCTAAGAAAGCTAAAAAGTCTGATGATGAAGATGAGTTAGATAAATATAGCGAAGATGTTCAAAAGCGTATTAATAAATTAAAACGTGAATACCACGATGAGAGAAGAGCTAAAGAATCTAAAGATAGAGAGATGCAAGAGGCTATTCGTTATGCTGAAGCTGTACGCAAAGAAAACGAAAAACTAAAAAAGAGTCTATCTAAAGGTGAAAGCACTTTACTTGAAGAGGCAAAAGCTAGAGCTGATATGGCTTTAGAGGCAAGTAAAGCTCAATATCGTAAGGCTTATGAGGATGGGGACGCTGATGCAATGGCAGAAGCACAGTCTAAAATCGCAGATGCTACATTAATGCGTAACAAATGGGCTGACTATGACCCTCAGTATAAAGAAGAAGAAAAATCAAAAGACACTTTACAAGAACCTAAAGATGTGTATAATCAGACTAATAAAGTCCCTGAACCAGACGAAAAAGCTAAAAAATGGTTTAGCGAAAATAAATGGTTTGGTCAGGATGACGAAATGACTGCCTTTTCATATGGGCTGCACGAAAAATTAGTAAAAAGCGGAATTGATCCTAGAAGTGATGAATATTACGATAAGATCAATGAAAGGCTAAGACAAGTCTTTCCTGACAGGTTTGAGAATAGTGAAGAAGACGACTCTGATCTGGTGGAAACAAAAACGTCTAAAGCCAAAATTGCACCGAGCAACGTAGTTGCCCCTGTAAAACGAAACCCGTCTTCTAAAAAGATTACGTTAACAGCTACGCAAGTTAGTATGGCTAAACGATTGGGAGTACCACTCGAAGAGTATGCAAAACAAGTAGCACAACTTAATAGATAAAAGGAGATGCAAATGGCACAAGCTAAAAATCGTACAAGCAGGGAGCTAGATACACGTAACAAAACACAAAGAGCGAAAAACTGGGTACCTCCACAACAGTTACCTGACCCAAACCCTGAAGATGGATATCGGTTCCGTTGGGTAAGGACTTCTTTATTGGGGCAGAGAGATGATAGAAATACATCTATTAAACTGCGTGAGGGATGGATACCTGTCAAAGCGGAAGATCATCCAGAGATTGTTACTCAGTATGGATTTACTGGTAATAAAGATGGAAA